AGCAGCGGTGGAGGTTTTTAGACTGGTAAGACTGACCAAATCATCAATTTCGCACACGAAACTGTCTCTGGGGGCAAAGATTCTGGTCGCACCAACGGTTTGATAGAACTGCCTTTCGCAGATGTCATCAATTTGGCGAGAAGCCGTTTCGATGCTTAGCTCCAGAATCGTGTCGTCAACCGAATCAGTGATTCTGAGAGCGTCTTTGACTTCTTGCAGAGTGCAGTATGCGTTGGTGAGTGCCATGCTTTTAGTTTACCCTGATTCTCCGCTTGACATCTGTAGAACTAACCCCAGCCGTGTAAGGAATGTAAAGCAAAGAAATACCGTTATCATCAAGCCAGTCTTGGTCAAATTGCATCTGTCCGTAATAGTCTTTGCGAGCCCAGTCTGATCCAATCGCAATAATATCGGGCATGATTTGTAGGATTGAAGGTTTTGAATCAGCTCCAGCACTATTGGGAATAACCCTATCTACATACCTACAAGATGCTAAAACTTCTAGCCTCTCTTGGTAGGTCATTACTGGAGGCTTGCCTTTATAGTCAGCTATAAATTCATCTGTATTTAGCGAAACAACTACACTGCCCAGCTTTGAGCAGGTTTGAAGAAATCTGGCATGTCCAGCGTGAAAAAGGTCAAATGTTCCACCTGCATAAATCCTTAGTCCCATCTGTTTGCTCTCCTTGTCTCTAGGCTCCATCCGTGAACCGAATAATCGTTATCTCTAATCTTTTCGTGATAACGCTTTTCATTGGCGGCCCATGTTCTTTGATTTTGCTGTAAAAAGTCTTGTCTTGTTCTCATGGGGTCGTGATGGATGCGGGCTGAAAGTTGTTTTACCTCTATCCCAGCATTTCTAATTCTGCGTTCGTAATCATTGTCGTCAAAGTAGACAGGATAAAAAGCCTCGTCATAAAGACCGGCTCGCCTTATACATCCTTCACCAAAGATAGGTGCTGCCCACGGTGTTTGATCAACATGTGCAAAGTTCAGGGCTTCGGTATCTACTTCTCGTTCTATTGTTTCTAGGGCATCAGGATTGAACCAAGCATCATCATTGACTAAAACCCAGTATGGAGCGTAGGGAGTTGACTTTATGACCAAATTCCAAGCACCGACTAAACCTAGACCATAAGGCACTTCAATATGCCAGAGATTCTGCACGGTTTCTGGTTGCTCTGGTCGCCAAGTTTGTTTACCTGAATTGTTTATTACAACTAAATGCTCTACTGGGTAATTGATACTTTTGATTAGTCTCTCGGCAAGATCGAACCTAGTAATGGTGGCAAATCCAATAACCGGAATCATACGGACATAATCACTTCGTTGAATCGCTTGCCAATAACATCCCAAGAATACCCCTTGGCAAGCTCTAGGTTCGATTCTGAGACACTTTTGTATTGAAGTGGTGTCTTTAGCTTATCTAGCCATTCTGTGACTTCCTGTGGCGTTCTAGCTATCAAACAGCCCGTGCTGTAGCCCCTAGCTCCAACTATGGTGCTAATAACTGGTAGCCCATAACTAATTGCCTTGATAACTTTCAGCGAAGTGCCCGATCCTGCCCCCATGAGGTTTACAAATGCATGAGCTGATAGGAATAGCTGATGTAGGGTTGATGGCTCTACATGCCCCAACAGTTTGACATTTGGCTGATTGCTACGAATGAATTGACTGCACTGCCCAGCAATAACTATCTGGTAATCGGGCAAGAACTCGGCAATACTTGCAAGGGCCATAGCCGCACCTATGTTTGGCGGGTGACCGCTACCGACAAAGAGAAGAATGTCTGAACCGAATCCTTTTGTGTTTACCTCTGGTGGCAGATTGACACCATTTGGTATCAAAGTCATAGGACTATAAGACTGAATCTCATCTTCAGTAGAGCAATAGGTTACATGGTCTGCTTGTAAAGCAATCTTTTCTACCCTTGCAGTAGCTTCTTGTATTTCTGGGCCACCGATAAGTTGTTTGATTCTTGTTTCGTTATTGTGTGCATCATAAACGAATCTTTGGGTTTGGATTGCCTCTACTTGCCAAGGATGCTCAAGAATAATTAGGTCAGGCTCAATGATTCCTAGGACTGATTTGAAAGTCTCATGGGTGCCTTCTATAACTGCTAAATCCCATTCCTTGTGACGCACATAGTGAGGCAACGGTAATGCTGTAAGCGTTAGGTTGTTGTGCCTCATGCGTTGCGGTTCACCGAATGTTGGAATCAAAACATCTATTTCGTTTTCCACACGGCTAAGTAAGTTGTAGATTCTTTCCCCGCCACCAAATTGAGCTCCTACAAACGGGAATGGAGCTAGGGCAGTTATCTTCACTTCAACAGCTTCTTGAAGAATGGAACCCAGTTCTCGTTCCACACTTTGTCAGCATCAAATTGCTTAGCAAAGGCAATCGCCTTTTCGCTTTTAGCACGGTCTGCTTCGTATGCTTCATTCAAGGCTCTGACAATGCTATTGACCGAAGGTATCTGGAAGAAGCTTCCTTGTGCCTCATCCCAGAATGGCTGACCATCAATCTTCCAGCTATCTTCCGAAGCTAGGTCTTTAGAGGCAGCGTAGTTGCTTGTGATAACTCTTGTGCCACAGGCTTGTGCCTCGATTGTCGGAATACCGAAACCTTCTCCGTAAGAAGTGCTAAGCAACACATTCATTGCAGTGTAGAAGCCAGCCATGTGTTCTTCTGGGTATCCAGCTCTCAGTAAGAATGGATCTGGCATCAGCACATTCTCCCTAGGAATGCCCATGGCTTTTAGTAAAACAGCGATGTCAAATCCACCGTAGCCCCTGCCTGGTTCGGTGTGGATGTAAAGCAAACTGTCTGGATGTGACTTGAGGTGCATGGCAAAAGCAAGTAGGTTTTCTGCATAAGCCTTGCGGTGAATCTGACCATTAGCTTTGTTAGCTGCCACTATGCCAACTAGGAAGGCATCCTCGGGGATACCCATAAACTCCCTGATGTTCTTGCCAGCAATCTCATAGGTTGGCTTATAGACATTTGTGTCTATGCCGTGCGGAATGTAAGTAGATTCCAGACTGAGTGCTTCCATAATCTCTTGACCGTGCGGAGCCATGGTTACTGGAATTACATTTGACTTAGTTAGAAACTCTCTTACGCCTGGCGTGATAGTTAGATGATCCATGGGCACCCATGAAATTATTTCGCCTTTATAGTCCATCTGGTTGTAAACCCAAACATCGTAGAGGGTCATCAGATAAGGCTTATAGTCAGGGTGCTTAGTGTGGAAGTCTGCTGCCCAAATTGGGTAGACATCCGCAGAATAAAGTGTCAGACCCTTTGGGTAGTGTGGGATTTTTTCTTTACCGAATGTCAGCTCTGTTTGCTGACCTTCTAATCCGTAGTTACTGAGAGCAGCTACTTTCATCCCATGCCTGAGCATTCGGGTGATTAGTTGCTTGCCTTGCTGTCCGTAACCGGTAGGTGTTCCTGGTGAATTGCTACCGAATGCGATAGCAGCTTTTAGTAGGTCGTAGGTTGCCATAGTCACAGTGTATAAAAAGAAACCCACCCAAGCAACCTACAACTTGGGTGGGTCTCGCTTATTTCGTCAGAAACTAAGCAGCGTTTCCGATGAAGTATTTGACATGGGAGCTGTGAGTGATGTCACCGTCAAGGCGAATCAAGAATCTCCATGTGGTCAGATCGGTGTTGAATGCGAAGTCCTGGCTAGAAGCAACCTGGATTCCACCTGCTACACGAACCTTGTATGACGAGAGGTCACCGAACAATACAGACTTTGCCGAAAGGCCAGTGTCCGCCATGTGTGGGTTCTCGATTACACGGAAGCCAGCGAAGGTGTCAGGGTAGCCAACGCCTACCTGGTATAGGTAGTTGCCAGCGGTGTCCTTGAGCTTACGCATCTTTCCGATGGTTGCACCGTTTGCCATGAATGCTGCACCTGGCATACGGCGAACTGCACCGTCAACCGAGTAAGCAAGGTCAATTAGGTTGTCAGCGGTGAACTGGCCTGTTACGGCAGTTCCACCAGTGATACCAGAACCAGCAGCAGGAACAATGCCTCGTGGCTTGTCAGATCCGTCACCTAGAGTTAGAACATTGTTCACACCGTAACCAATGCCGTTACCAGCCTGGTTAGCAAGGTGAGAAGCTAGGTCGAAACCAGCGTCTGTTACTAGCTCGTTGGCGGCCTGGATGAGGAAGCCATACTTGTAAGCTCCGAGAGTGATTGAGCTGTAGGTAGGCTCGGAAGCCGATACAGTTCCACCAGCGGAGGTCAAGGTAGCAGTGCTGTAGGCAGTTAGGGTTGGGATGGTTAGGTCTTCACCGGAAGTGGTGTTGATAACCTCTGGAACCTCTAGCATTGGGCCTACTAGGCGAGCAACATCGAATACCTGGTCGTAGAACGACTTAGGAACGGTGTTGGATGATGGAGTTAGAGCAGCACGAGTGAACTCGTAGTTACGCTCTTCTCCCTTGGCAAGTGAACGGAAAATGTCAGCGGCTGAACGGCTTTCGCTCACCGATGGAACAAATCCCTTAGCAGCAACGGAAGCCTCTAGGCGGCGTTCCTCGTTACGCTGTGCGACAGCAATGGTCTCGTCAGCCTTGCGGATGTCGGCCTCAATGCGGTCAATTTTCTCAAGTTCAGCAGCGTCAAGCCCACGGCCTTCCTTCTCAGC